AGTAAAACTCCCGGACAATCAAACTTGGGATGCTGACAAACATTGCGAGGTTGATATCCTCAACAATTATGCGGTGGTGATGACATGGGCGCTCTCTTGATGCGTAGGCGGGAGATGGTGAAGCAAGGCGGCGCATCGGGGAGGCTACCCACCGAATATCAGGAAGTTGAGTGGGTTGGTGTACGAAACTCTACAACTACGCCGACAGCGTACATCGCTTTGGATGATGTTCTTCCGGCAAACGCAACTATTTATGCTGAAGTAAAACCTTTTTCTATTATTGGGGCATATGATTCACCGCTTGGCACATTTGGCGCTGGCGGGGCGGCAGAAGTATATTATGACAGAAGCCCATCCAAAATGGCGATATACGGCCCGAGGCCGGTCGATTTTCGGTATAGTATTGGGGAAGAATGGGATAATTTCTCGTTCAAGCAAACCACTTATAGAGTTAGCGTATATTTATTGATATATAGGACTGATAAGTATGCGTTCAATGGAAAGCTCAAAACCGCACGGATTACCAATTCAAATGGCGTTGTAATACACGATTATGTGCCGTGCTATCGAAAGGCCGATGGAGAAATTGGCGTTTACGATATAATTGACAGCACATTCCACACGAACAGCGGAACAGGTACGCTGGTTAAGGGGAATAATGTATAAACAGGAGGGCAATCTATGTACGGAAAACTTATTGACGGCAACCCGACGATTGCCCCGCGCAAACTCCCCGGTGACTGCGTGTGGTATACCGAAGGGATGGATGGAGGTATAACCAATGCCCGAACTTTCTTTTGACAAGCGCCTTGCTGATTTGCTGAAAAAGCTAAAGCAGAACTGGCGTAAGCGGCCGAAGCCTGTGCCGAAACCGCCGCGTGAGGACAAATGATATGACGAGACAAGAAACAATCAACAAAGCCGTGGCGTGGGCTGTCGGCATTGCCGATGACCCATCCCACGGCTATGACCAAGCAAATAGGTGGGGCGCTGATTACGATTGCTCGTCTTTTGTGATAACTGCATGGCAACAGGCTGGCGTTCCCGTCAAAACGAGCGGCGCAAGCTACACCGGCGATATGTATTGGGCTTTCCTCCATTGCGGATTCCGCGATGTGACCAACCGCGTCAATCTCAACACGGGGTCTAATCTGCAAAAGGGCGATATCGTCCTTAATACGGCGCACCACACAGAAATGTACATCGGCAATGGGCGTATGGTCAAAGCGTCCGTTAATGAGTTTGGCGGCGTGACGGGTGGCAAAACTGGTGACCAAACGGGCAGAGAAATTTATATCGGCAATTATTATAAGCCAAGTTATGGTTGGGATTATGTTTTGCGATACTATGGCGGCGAGGAAGAAACGCCGACTGACGAAAAGAAACCCGACCCTGTGACTCTTCCTTGCTTTGTCAAACTGCCAATGCTCCAACGGGGTGATAAAGGCGAGTATGTCCGTGCCTTGCAAATCCTACTTATCGGGCGCGGCTATTCGTGCGGAAGTTGGGGCGCGGATGCTGATTTCGGCGGCGATACCGAAAAAGCTTTGCAAAAGTACCAAGAAGACCACGGCTTGTTTGCTGACGGCGTTGCGGGGAATCTGACCTACGCAAAGCTGATGGGAGGCTGACATGAACTGGACTCAAGAGCAAGTTGACCTTTTTGAGACGGTAATGAGTCATGTTAGCTATTCTGATAGCTCTGCCGCGACCACCATCCGCGAATCGCTGATTTCGTCTTTGACCGCGAATCCCGTGTGGAATCAAGCGCAAGTTGAGTTATTCAGCGATTTGCTTGACCTCGCATTGTATTCCGATGCAACGGGAGGCGGTTACGCAAACGCGCTTATCGCGCAGTTAGGGGGCTGACTATTATGCTATACAAATACGATGGCACTCCATACCGCTCTGCGTATTCCCGCGATGGGTCAAAAGCCAAACGAGCAACGGCGGCAACGCTCGATGAAGCCGGTGAGACTATCCTCGCGTCAACAAAGGCGCTGTGCGAATCGTATGACCCGAACGGAACGGCGCTCAAGTTTGCTGTTGTCACGGACTTGCACCGCTCGGAAGAGGGCGTGTATGTGGAAAACAACATTGATGACCGCTACACGCTTCGTCTGCTGTCGAGGATTTGTGACGAAATCGGCCTTGATGCGGTTATCTGCGGCGGCGATATCACAAACGCCCGTGACGAGAACGCCGAATACTACCAAAAGAATATGACCGATGTTGTCAGCGACCTTGACAGCTATTGCCCATTTACGCCGATTTACGCGACTGTTGGCAATCATGACAAGCGGTATTCAACATCGCGCCAGAACATAACGAACGCCCAGTTAAAGGCGATTTGGAGTCCTGTTTACGCAAACGGGAACGGCGCGGAACTGCATTATGTCGATGACACCAACTTCTATGTGGACTTTGTTAGGCATAAGGTCAGAATCATTTTTGTCAATCAGTATGACCGCGTTGATGAGAATGCAAACTGGTATGCTAACGAGAACATTTCAAGCACGACCGGCATCCATACTCGCGGCTCGACCAGCTGGAAAGCGGCGCTACCAACAACCGATAAGGCAGACTGGCTGGTTGGCGTTGTATTTCATGGCGCAGATAACTCCACGCCAACGAATCCGAACATAAGCGCGTACACTTTCACCGATTTATCTGACGCACTACAAGCATATGTGGACGGCGGCGGCAGAGGCTCACTTGGCGCGATTGCGGGGCATTATCACAGCAAAAAAACCGGCACGGTTATGGGTAGTCTTAATCTCACCCATATTCTTAACGGGTTTGCAACCGCAAGCCAAGTGGGTACATCAAGCGCATATAGTCTGTCCGTAATCATCGTTAACTCTGATACCGGCGTTTGGCATGAGTTTCGCAGAGGGAGAGCAACGGAACGCATTGCGTTCTGTGCATACTTCGGTAGCCGTGGCAACAACGGGCTTTTACAAAATGGCACTCGCTCGGTAGATAATACACATTCCACTTATTTCTGCTGTTACAATGGCAACCATGTTCGCCTTGACTCTGTATACCGCTCCTATGGCATGAACTATACAAACCATGATAAAAACTGGGGTTATTATTCAAGCAACTTCGTGACCTCGGACACGGACAATGTTATGTTCGCCGCTCAAGCGGGGGACGTTATCAAAACGGAAATCATCTTTTCTGGCGATTCAGCGTCAACGCCGAACCAGATAAAGATTTTTTCGCCTCAAATCGCAGACATGGTAGTTGTGCCAAAAGGCTCTATTGCTGGTCAAACATTCATCAATGAAGTCACGATTTCCGAAGACACGGATGTGACGGCGGTCGGTATGAACAACTACGGCGCTACCGCCCCGTCCGGCGTACTGGACTTTGAGCTGAACATTTACAAAAACGGCGTGAAATTGGTTAGGCAATCTTAATTTTGGAATCTGACCCACGCCAAATTATGGGGATATTACTAACAAATTACTAACCGCGAGAAAAAGAGTAGTGTTTATGCGGTGTATGGCGCTTAAAAACGGGGTTCGAGTCCCCGCTGGAGCACCAAAGAAAAGAGCCAAGAAATGTTATGTTTCTTGGCTTTTTTGCTTTTTATTCGCTTGTTTCGTTGTAAAAAGTGCATAGTCTTTGCAACTGTTAGTAAATCGTGTAGTAACAAAATAATGGCTTGAAATCACACTTTCTATGGTATCATTCACATAATTTTGTTATACGATTTACTACACATTCAACCGCGCTTAGTGAGGCCGAGGAAGAAGTTGTCTATCTTCTGGGCGCTCTCTTCGCCTCCCTTTGTCATCAAATCTGTGTATGTTTTCTGACGCACATGGTCATCTGCCCACCCTCCACGGTGGTTCGCGTACTTGGAGGGGATTCCAATGTACTCCATGATGGTGGCATTTGTGTGCCGGAAGCCGTGTAGGTAGCCGTGCTCCACCAGCGATTTACTGCACACAGAGTCTATGCCCTTCCAGATCGCAGAGGTGGAAATGGTAAACACGAACTCGCCATTCTTCGGAAGAGCGTTCAGCTTGTCCAGGATGTACTTATCGCAGATGATCGTGCGCTCTGAGGTTGCGTTTTTGTTGTCTTTTAGGGTGAGTTTATGGGATTTATCATAGACCCTTGCGTTGCGAATGACGAGCGCGTTCTTTCTGATGTCCTCCCATTTCAGCCCCATGATTTCAGATCGCCGAAGGGACAACCAAATAGCAAGCAAGCCAGCACACTCCACTTGACCGCCGTAGTCTGCAAGGCCGAGGATGATCTTCTTGACATCCTCCTCCGAGTAGACAGGCGGTTTCTTTTTTGGGAGTTTAGATGGCAACACAAGCCCTTCATAGCGAACGCCGGTTGCGGCCTGGATAAGACTAAGAGCCTCCCATATAGTTTTCCCGGAGTATTTAGCAGAGTCCTTAGTGATGGCCTTTTGGACAGCCTCTTTGGTCATGTCCTTGACCTTTAGCGGCATAAGCGATTGAAGGTTGTGCTTTGCCTTTCGCTCATAGCCATCAATAGTAGACACAGAAACCACGCCCTCACGCGCCTTGATATAGTCCGACACAAGATCCTTAACGATCCTGTTGTCGGGCTTTTTTGCTTCTATGAGGCCAGACCGCGCAGCTCTCGCCTTGGCGTAGTATTCCTCCTCAGAAGAGCCGGAGATATACACGCGCTCACCGCCGACCATCACTTGTGCAAGCCACAGATTTCCCTTTTTCCTTGGCACAGGAACGCGGATCTCATTGGCAACTGTTATCTGCTTATGTCCGCACCAGTTGCAGAAGATGGAGTTGTCGGGCAATTCACGCTTACATTTTTTACATTTCATGATGCGGCCTCAATCACATAAATTGGGCGAGAACTGTGCATATCATCACGGATTATGTGCCACAGTTCGTGTTCGTAATCATCAAGCTGTGACAAAAAGTCACGCCTTGGGTCAAGAAACATCGTGTATGTGCCGTCCTCGTTTTCGCAAACGCAAGCGAGAATCTTGGGCGGCATTTTCATCAGATAGATGAAGTAGTCTACCCCCTCAATAGGTAGGGTCACCCCATCCCGCCTCCCGTCTTTTGTGGATTTCCGCAATGATTTCGTAGACGGAACTCTGCGGCAGTCCGTCAACGCTCTTTAGCAACATCTTGTGATCCTCACGCAGCTCCTCTCGCGGGTCTGACTTTTCATAGTCTGCAAAGCTGATTCCGAGGCACTTTTCAATAGCGGCTATTCTTCTTGGGGTCGGCGTAGACCCGTTTCTCCACCCGGTCATAGTAGATGATTGAACGCCTATCATTTCGCAAAACTCCTTCTGCGTCATCCCGCGCTCTGCGAGTATGGAATCTATTATTTTCACCATCTCTTTCCCGTTCATAACAGCACCCCCATAATAAATATTTCAGAAAATTCAGAAAATTCATTTTAATGGGTTGACATATTCGGTTTGCTGTGGTATATTCAGTTTGCGATTGAAAAAACACAACAAACACAGCCCCCACGAAATGCGGACTTCTTTGATTTTTCTGTTGTCTTGGCAGATACAGAATATCACAGTTGTAACCGAATTGTCAACATATTTTTTTAGTGTGGGCTAAAGAAATTCACCGAAATTAAAGGGGGAATGAACGCCCACTATTATTATGCCACAAGCAAAGACCAATAAAACGGACAGTAGAAGAAAGGAGAAAAAATGGAAGAACTGAAAATTGATTTTGACCTTGGTGAATTGGAGGAGATCGAAAAGACCTTTGGTAGAAAGTTCAGCTACCCCGCCGTTCACTTCGGCAGATCGGTTGTATTTAACGGTGAGGCCGAAAAGGCTGGGCTTATTGGTGGCGAGGCAATCAGATGGTTCGTCGCGACGGACTACATCATCGGCCTCCCAGCAAAGCGTGATTCGGAGAATGCTTTTTCTCTTAGGCTGACGGGTCGCAAAGGCAAAAGCAAGGGAACTAGCTTTCCGATTGCTTTGCTTCGCGAGAAGAAGCTAACACCCGGCTACTACAAGCTGCTCAAGTATAAGAACGGATTCGCGTTCAAGAGATATGAGCCTCTGGAGGTCGATTGAAGATGCCTAAAACGAAACTCGGAGAACAGTTCTCCGTTCCCGATGCCCCACCGATTGACTGGATGTGGGCGGCGGTCTTGGAACGCAAGGCTGTCAAGGGGCTGAGTTTGAAAGACTTGGCGAAGATCGCTGATGTGTCGTATGAAACCATGCGGCAGTACATCGGTAAAAGCCCGTGGGACTGGCCTCGCGCACCGCGAGAGAAGGTTTGCAGAGCGCTTGGTCTTGGGGTCAAAGTCGATGATGGTGGATTCCATCTGGAGGTGAAGTCATGAAGTACATTGTTTTTTCGCTACCCATGCTCCTGTGCGTGGAGGCCGTCAGCATTGCGTGTTTGTTCGCGCTGACTATGTGCCTCTTGGCTGACTTCGCAAAAGCGAAGGAAGGGAGGTAACAGCATGAAGATTACTATATTGGCACTTCTCGGCGTGATCGTGATTCTTTCGATTTGCGATGTGATTCTGTACCGAGCGCTTAATCTGTGCATTGAAGAGCGCGAGACATGGTATCAGCCGCTCACCCCGGTCGAATTCGACTTCCTTGATGCGGAGGTCAAAGACGATGAATAACGAACCTGGCGCTTATACGCCATCCCTCTGTTGGGATTGCGCTAATTCACTTCGCCCGGACATCTGCCCGTGGGCAAGGGACTTCACCCCGGTCGAAGGTTGGAATGCGGAAGAAACCATGTGCATGGACATGAGCGAACGACCGTACAACTCCTATCTCGTCAAGAAATGCCCCCTGTTCAAGCGCGATGCGAACCGTGGCGGGACGAGGCCTCTTGAGAAAAAGAAGCCGATCCCCATGAACAACGGCAAGTACAACCTTGATGAGATGGATTGCGATATCATCCTCGCCTATGCGGAATCCGGGATGCGTACATTCCGAACTGCGGAGATCACGCACTATGATCGCAGGACTGTGTCAAACAGATTGACCTCGATTCGCCTCAAGAGCGGAATCGACCCGCGAGACTTCAATGGCCTGTGCCAGTTGGTGAGAATCGTGAAGAAAGGAGGAGAGTAATGGCTGAGTATCAGACCCGCGAGGATCTTCTTGATATCGCGGAAGAAGCTACGAAGCTTCGCGAGATGTGCCGCAGACTCGTTGCGGAAACCGAAGAGTTGACCAAGCAATTGGAGATCGCAAGAGCTAAGTTAATCGAAGCCCAAGAGCGCAATCGCAAACTGGATTGGCTTCTCACAAAGGCGGTGGAGAAGCTGTGATGCCGTATTGCATCCCGGATGATCCGATTATTCGCAGTATGGAGCGGACTGGCAGACCGCCGTGGGAGAACACAAGCCGCCGCATCTGGAACGCCTTTGGCGGCTACGCTTGTGAGGATGATGAATGGGAGGAGGATGACGATGTCTACTACGGCAGTGAGACAGACGAGTTTTAGACGATTGGTCAAGGAAGCCTCTGCCGAGCGCTACCGCCGCTATGCGAACGCGAAGAGCAGAATCCCTCTTAACCTCCCGCCAAAAGAATACGAAGCGAGGGTGCAAGCCCTTGCCCGTAAATACAAGATTTGAAAGGAAGGATGCAAGATTTTCTCAGTTAGCAATGTAAACATCTTCGGGCTTGATGAGTCCGTTAGGGGAGCGAAGTTCCCTATGTCTACCAATGTTGATACCCTTAACTCCGATGTTACCAAGGGCATCGACACTTTGGCAAAGGCAGAGCCGGGGAGCGGTCATGATAACTTCCTCAACGGCATCATCGTTCAGTTCGATCTTCGTTGCTCCAACAAAATGTGGGTAGAGGTCGAGCGCTACCACTTCATCGACTTCGTGTCGAGCCAGTCCACTATGCACCGGGCGGCGCGTATGGACTTCGCCGAGCAGTTCAACAGCTATGTGACGGCGCGGACGATGATCGAGTGCAACCGCCTCAAGGCGGCGTACCAGGAAGACCCTACGCCGGAGAACTATCTGCGTCTGCTCTACAATCTGCCGAGCGGCCTTGAGATCACGGCTCGGATGACCACCAACTATCGGCAGCTCAAGACCATCTATCAGCAGAGAAAAGACCACCGCCTCCCCGAATGGCGCGAGTTCTGCAAATGGGTGGAGACTCTTCCTCATGCTGAGTGGATTGTAAGAAAGGAGGAGTAAATGTACATATACAAAGAAGATGTGTTTGAAGCAGAGCATGACACGCTGTGCGACCTCGTCCTTGGAGAAGGAAATGGCGATTTCGTAATGGGCGAAGTGTGCGGCGTTCTCCACTTCGTGTCTAATCTGCTCAACGCTAAGAAAGAAGGTGACGGCTGATGGGAGAGTGCATCATCGTTTATGGCAAGTCCGGCACAGGGAAAAGCCGCTCGTTGAAGAACTTTGCAGAAGACGAGATCCTTTTTGTCAACACCATCAATAAGCGGCTGCCGTTTCCGAAAAAATTCAAGTATGAATACCGCACGACCAAGGCTGACGGCGTGAAGAACGCCCTTAAGAAGATGCCGTGCAAGACAGCGGTCATTGATGACTTCGGCTATCAGCAGACGGCAAAGTTCATGGCAGAACATACCAAGAAACAGGGTGGTAGCCAATTCGACCTCTACAATAGCATTGCTGACGATGCCTACAACTTGATTATGTTCATCAAGGACGAGCTGCCGGAAGATGTCATCGTTTACCTCATCATGCATGAGGAGTCGAATGACTACGGCGAGACGAAGTTGAAGACAATCGGTAAACTGCTTGACCAGAAGGTGTGCGTGGAAGGTCTTGTCACCGTCTGCCTCAGAGCCATGAAGGAAGGAACAAACAAATACTTCTTCCGCACTCAATCTGATGGGCAGGACATCAGCAAGTCCCCGGAAGATATGTTCCCGCTCCAGATTGAGAATGACCTCAAGGCAGTTACAGATCGTGTGCGTGAGTATTGGGGGCTTTGATGGTCTGCAACAGATGCGGGATTGACAAACCCTTATCAGAGTTTTACCCCGACAAGAAGCGTAAGTCCGGAATAAATACGATTTGCAAAGAATGTACCAAGAATCAAGTAAAGGAACGATATGCACAAAACAAAGAACAGATTCTTGCGTATCACAAGCGGTATCACGCTGGCTATCGCGACAGACAACGCGAACTTTTCAAGGAATACTACGACAAAATACAGTCCTTGAAAACTCCATGTGCCAAGTGCGGAGAGACTCGACCTTATGTTCTGGACTTTCACCATGTTGACCCGAAAGAGAAGTTGTTTAATATTAACCGAAAAACGAGCAAGAGCGACTTCTCCATCATTGAGGACGAGGCAAAGAAGTGCATTTGCCTTTGCCGAAATTGCCATATGGAGTATCACTTCTTCTACGGACAGAACCCTGGCAATCCGCGAGGAACATTAGCTGAATACCTTGACGAAAGGTTGGTTCCTGATGGCAAACGAAGATAAATGCTTGTCCTATGTCAAGCGCACAGTAGACATCAACTTCACAGGCGATTCCGTCTGCTGTGCGCGTTGCCCTATTTTGGAGACATATGCCCGTAAGCAATGCCGCGCCACGGCTGAGTACATTGTGGATGACCGCACGGTCGGCGGGTGGTGTCCGCTTGTAAACCCGGAGACGGGTGAACGCGAGGGCATCTTTTATCAAACACTTTAATTTTTAAGGAGATATCGAATGAAACAGTTCAAAGATTTCAAAGCAGAAAGAAGCAGCTCCGGCAGAGAAACCCTTCCGGCTGGCGGCTATGTGTGCCAGATCCTGTCGGCGAAGGTCGAGTCAAATGAATGGGGCGATACCCTTGTGATTGCCCACGATGTCTGCGAGGGCGAGTTTGAGGGCATCTTCAAGCGCGACTACGACAGCAACACGATGGAGAACAAAAAGTGGCGCGGCACATTCCGGCTCAAAGTTCCCAAGGATGACGGCACGGAACAGGATGCGTGGAAGAAGCGCTCCTTCAACAACTTCATCTGGGCTATCGAGGAATCCAACCCCGGCTACTCTTGGGCGTGGGATGAGAAGACCCTCAAGGGCAAGAAGGTTGGCCTCCTCTACCGCAATAAGGAATGGGAGGACAATGACCGCCACGGATGGACTACCGAGGCAGCTGGTTCTGAAAGCGCTGAGAATGTCCGCAACGGCAAGTTCCGTCTGCCGAAGGACAAGCCGCTGCCGGAGAAGCCCGTGAGCGCTCCTGTCCTCACCGAGGAAGAGGACGATGGTGAGCTGCCGTTCTGATGCGGCATGACACTTGATCCGATTCAAGCAGAAGAATGTCTCAAGCATCTTATATACTGCATAGACACGCGAGAACAGCCCACAGAAAGCTTTAAGAAGCGCCTCAAGTATCTGCAACCCTATGAGCGGGAAACGCTTAACGCGGGTGATTATACAGCTAAAACGCTCTTGCCAGACGGCACATGGTTCTATGTTCCAGTAGCCGTTGAGCGCAAGATGTCGCTGACTGAAGTGGCTGGCAACTTCACCCGTGAGCGCGAGAGGTTCAGAGCCGAGTTTAATCGTGCCAGAGATCACGGAATTCGGCTCTACCTCATGATAGAACAGGCCAGTTGGGAGAGCGTGTACGCCGGGGCGTATCGTTCGCAGATGAAGCCACAAAGCATGGTCGCCTCTCTACTCACATGGAGCGCGAGGTATGGCTGCATGGTGACTCTCTGTGAACATTCCGGCACAGGCGGCAAACTGATTCGTGACATTCTTCATTATGAAATGCGAGAAGCATTAGACAGGATGGTGGACTATGGATAACGCTGTTGAGCATCCGAATCATTACACAAGCGGTGGCATTGAGTGTATTGAGGCCATCAAAGCCAGTATGTGTCCGGCCGGGTTCGTTGACTATTGCAAGGGCAATGTCCTCAAGTATCTTTGGCGCTGGGAGCGCAAGGGCGGCTTGCAAGACCTCAAGAAAGCCCAAGTGTATCTTAACTGGATGATTGAGACGGCAAAAGACTTCGCAACAACGGAGGGATAGGCCGTGGGCAGTGGAGACAGAAAGCCTCCGTTTGAACCTAAATATGAGCCTGTGCGTGATGACACGAACGGAAAAATGTTTAGTCATGGATGCGTGAGATCCTGTCCTCATCCAGGAGTCATAGCCAAATACGGCACGGGAGGCATCGCAAATGTATCGGTTTACACTTGCCGAAAGTGTCGGTATGTAATCAAGCATCCTATGATGGGAGGTGTGAGCTGCGGGTACACAGAAGTTAAGTAGCGGCGAGTGTATACGGCGGCTCACCGACCTTGGATTCACGATTGAGGATCTTGAAAAGTGTAAAGTCCACGGCTTCACAGCAACTGATGTCATGGCAACTGTTGACGCTTTACTCCGGCTTGGAGTCACAACTGAAGAGTATGCAAGGAAAACCTTTGAAGAAGCCAACCCGGAAATATTCAAAGCGGAAGAACTTGTAGCGCAACAGGAAGTAAACCTCAAGTACAATTCTGACGATAGGCCGAAAGCTGTGATTGAGAACTTCGTTGCCATCATGGAAAACGACAGCCATTACTCCGGCATCAAGTTTAACGAGATCAGCAATCGCGCAGAAGTCCATGTGGTGGACAATGGCAAGCTGACTATTGAGCCGTGGTCTGATGCTGACGAAGCCAAGAGCATGAACTACATCGAATCTGCCTACAGCTTGTATTCTAAGGACAAACACTCAGCTGCGCTTCGCATCCTATTTGAAAAGAGGAAGTACAATCCAATCAAGGATATTGTAGACGGCATTAACTGGGACGGCGAGTCCAGATGCCGTGACTTCCTCCACAAGTGGGGAAAAGTGGATGATACGGAATATACGCGAGAGGTTAGCCGTCTCATCTTCGCGGGCGGAATCCACAGGCTCTATGAGCCGGGGTGCAAGTTTGAGGATGTGCCGATTCTCATGGGTGACCAAGGGTGCGGCAAGTCAACGCTGATACGGTATCTCGCCATCAACGATGACTACTTTGGTGAGTTGAAGGTCATGGAAGGGCAAGCGGCCATTGAGAATCTGTCCGGCAAATGGATCATGGAGATCCCGGAAATGTCGGCGTTCACCAAGGCCAAAGACCAAGAGGCTATTAAGGCGTTCGTCAGCAGACAACGCGACAGCTACCGCAAGCCCTATGACCGCAACACCACAGAACTATATCGGCGATGTACATTCATCGCCACATCAAATGACCGCAACCCTCTTGTGGACAAAACGGGCAACCGCCGTTGGTATCCTGTGGAAGTCAAGTGCGTTGGATATGATGTGTTTGACAACGAGCAAGAGATCCGCGATTACATCATGCAATGTTGGGCAGAAGCGCGAGAGAAGTTGCACACAAAAGAGATGCAACCATTTGCTGATCGCAAACTGTTGGACAAGTACCAAGAGGCTCAAGACAACGCCATGCAAGACGATTGGCGGGTGGGGGCTATCCAAGACTTCTTGGAAAAGAAACTGCCCGGAGAATTGACTTGTGTGCGTGAGGTGTGCCACAGGGCTTTAAGCCCAAACCCGGACTTCCCGAAAGAGCCGAGCCTTGTGGAATCTAAAGACATCGGCAAGATCCTCAACAGGCTTAAAGATTGGGAGCGGGTTGGATCTCGCAAAATCAGCATCTACGGAAATCAAAAATGTTGGAGGAAAATAGACATTAATGAGCAATAAGCTGTTGGCGCTTAACATTACCTACGCAATCGTAGACACACTTATTGCGGCGTTAAGCATCCTTGGCTTTAGTTGGGGCGCGTGGTTCTTTGGCAAGTGGTGGATGATGCTTTTTAACATTATCCCCCTTGCCTTGTTTAACGCGCACTCTGCTATCGTTGATGCGGATGTGGAAGCCGCGCAGAAGGGAGGCGATAACGATGCCGGAAGAAGCAGTCCTTAAGCAAATTGAAGAGATGCAGAATCCTCCCAAGCGGAAACGCGGTAGACCGAAGGGAAGCAAGAACAAGCCGGGAAGCAAGAAGCACGTTTTTCCTAACGAGTCCAAGCAACTTGTAGACCCCAAGACTGGCATCGTAGTGAGCAACAACGCCGCGCAGTCTCAGATCATCGCTCGGATGGGTGACGAGCGGGTAAGCGCCTTTGTCCAGTATCACATGGACATGATGAAGATGCGTCAGTGCGTGGACAAGAAGAACGTGCCTGACCTCTACAATCGGTTCTTCAACTACCTCGGCTACTGCGCGGAGCATGGTGTCATCCCCAACAATATGAACGCTTATTTCGCCATCGGCATTATTAAGCAAGACATCAGCGCGTGGAAAGCCGGGACGAGAACGCCAGAGCATAAGCAGTTTGCAGAAGACATCACCCAGTTTTTCGCATCTATCCACGAGCAAGCTGGCGGCGAAGGAATCGTCAACCCGATTCTGAGCATCTACTGGAGCAAAGCCCATGACGGTATGATTGAGGCCAGCAAGGTTGAAGTGGTGAACTCCGAGCCGCTTGGCGAAAAACAAAGTGCAGAAGAGATTGCGAAAAAATATGAGGGCATTCTCCCGGAGGACACATGATGAAGATCTTGTCACCGCTTAAAGCCATCCGCGCAAAGTGCTTGGATTGTATGTGCGATCAGCCGTCAGAGGTTCGCCTATGCCCATGTGAGGCTTGCCCATTGTACCCGTATCGAATGGGGCATAACCCTAACAGAAAGGGTATCGGTGGATTCAAGCAGAACGCAGAGGAAGCAGGAGAAATCTAACACTGTGCCGCACATTATCAGCAGAAAGCAATCAGCCCATGCAAGTTTATAGGCTAAACTATCTGCTGATTTTGTGCGGCTGAATGAAAGAAAAGGAAGTGAAGCAACAGGCTAATGCCATTAACACACTTGAGCCTGTTTAGCGGAATCGGTGGGCTGGACTTAGCGGCAGAAGCGGCTGGGTGCGTCACCGTTGGTCAATGCGAGTGGGCAGACTATCCGACAAAGGTTCTGGAAAAGCATTGGCCTGATGTTCCACGATGGCGAGACATCCGCACGTTAACAGGAGAAAGTTTCTATGAGAGAACAGGACTACGAACAGTTGACATTGTTTCGGGAGGATTCCCATGTCAGCCGTTCTCCGTTGCCGGGAAGCGAGGAGGCCAGAACGATGACCGTTACCTCTGGCCTGAGATGCTTAGAGTCATACGGGAACTCAAGCCCGCTTGGGTCGTTGGTGAGAATGTGCCTGGAATCGTCAATCTGGCACTCGACACGGTGCTATCTGACCTGGAAGCAGAAGGATACGAAAGCCAAGCGTTCATTGTTCCAGCTTGCGGTGTCGATGCCCCGCACAAACGAGAACGGGTCGCAATTCTGGCCTACTCCATCGACCGGGGCGGCTCTGTGCGGAGGTACTGGCAGCTTCAAGACTCTTCAAAGGATGGCAGAACGTGGTCTGATAACAGAAGAGGAGAGGCGGCAGCTATCACAGGGGAACGGGGGCAAGACGAATCCCGCGCTCCTGGAATGGCTGATGGGCTACGAACAGCAGTTCACGAAGCTGATCCCGACTCCGACTTCAACGGATTACAAGGGCGGTTGCTCGGCACGATTCTGGACTCCGCTTCCACACACACACACACACACAAGCGGCGCGGGGATACGATGGATTACTGAGAAGCCTGTTGGAAGTCACTCCGCTTGGGACGATTGGCCCGATGAACCCGGCGTGGGTCGAGTGGCTGATGGGGTATCCAATCGGGTGGACAGAATTAAATGCCTCGGAAACGCAGTCGTTCCGCAGCAGTTCTATCCATTCTTTGCCGCAATCGTAGCAGTTGAAACTGGAAGCCAACCAATTTATTCGTCAAATTGCACAAGAGACTAAATTGAACAGAAGAATTGACTAAGTTAGCCAACAAAAAAAGCCCCCAGAAGAGCAGTTACGCTCTAATGGGGGCGAGAGAAAGGGTGATGGATAACGGTACTTGTTGGGCTTCTGTACAGAGAAGGAAATCTTGCGATGGAGACAAGAGCCTATAAAATGCACGGCTACTGCCGATTAGAGAAGGAAGAGGATGTCCATAAAGCGGCACACACAGTTTGGATGTATTTTCATCCTTGGCATCCATGTTGCGTGAGAGAGTATGTCAAAGCGGAAATGCACGACACAGAAACGCGCAAGACATGGACTGTTGATCGTAATGGGCATACAAAAAAAGATTATCGTTCAGAGAAGACGGACGATTTTATGCGCAGATACGGAAGTGATGCACGATTGGATTAGCGTAGAGAAAGAACTCCCAGCGCCCAATGTTCATGTGCTGTGTTGCACGAACTGGGGCAAGATAGTTATATCATCGCTTCAAGAGCATGGACGGTGGAGCGGGTTCAAAGCATACTCACAAGAAGTTTTATACTGGCAACCTTTGCCGCCTGTTCCGAAGAAACTAAAGAACAAGCTACTCGCAGAAGTCGGGTATGCTGTTCGTGAAAGAAATCCATTTAGGAGGAAAGATAATGAAGATGAATGATGAAGTCCTTGAAATGATTCAGAACCCGCGCAGATTCACTACTGCGACTGTGCTTGAAAACCTCATGGAGAGTGATGACTTCAAAGACGGCGATATGCCGCTTGAGGAAGGTCTTAAAGTTACTTGCCTTGAGTCCATCGCAATCAACCTTGCAGAACTCACCGACAGGGTGAGCGAACTCACCGCCTATATGCAAGGCTTCATGGAGTGGGCAAGGGAACAGAAGAAATCCAAATAAACGCAAAAAGACCCAGAAGCTAAACAGCCTCTGGGTCTATTCTTTTGTGTGATTCATGCGCTAATGATATTAACGTGCTTCGCAATGGCGCTCTCCATCTGTTCATCACTCACGCCGATATAGCGCCGGGTGACGGTGGGGGAAGAGTGTTGCAGAAGCCGCTGAACAAGCACGATGTCGTGACCGTTGTCGTTGTAGATGCTTGTGGCGTACCACTTGCGGAAGCTGTGCGTGGAGATGTTCTCATAGTGGAGATGATCGCATACCAGCTTGAGGTGGTGCTGGACTTGGCGAACGGAGAGCGGGAACAGAAGGGCGGTGTCCGGGATCTTGTGCGCGTCTGCATACTGTCTGAGGAAGGAATGCACTTCTTCCGGTACGGTGAACCGTCTCTGCTTCCCGGTCTTCTCTTCCACCATGTTCAAGCGGTATCTGCCGCCATCTCTAACGATGTCGCACATCCGCAGTCGCAGAATGTCTCCCACGCGCATTCCCAAGTTTGCCTCGGCTGTGAGGATCGCCGCCACTCTGGGATTAGGGCGGCTGTCCCCAAAGCCGCGCAGAAGGGTCTGGATGATCGTGCGGTACTGGGTGTCGGTGAGTGCTACCATGTTATGCCACCTCCAGCTTGCGGGTGTACTCGCCCTTCTTAAACTCCGCAGTAGCAATCTGCTTCTCAGCCTTGCGGATGTTCTTTTCCAGGCTGATGATCTTTGACTCTGCCGTTGCCTTGGCTTTCAAGTGCGCGTCATGCTCTTTGCCTTTGACCGCAGAAGGGGCTTCACGCATCCGCAGCTCGTCCCACTCAAGGTCAAGCTGTGCCTTGTGCAGTCTGTTCTGCCACTCGTCCATCTGCTCCATGAAGGTGTCAAGCTGACGGTGCAGAAGGGGCAAGTCCTCGTTGATCTGGTCAATTTCAAAACGCATCTTGCGCTGTTCCGCTTCGACCTTGGCAAGACGGGCTTCGTACTTCTCCTGTTCCTTTGCCAGCTTTTCCTGTTCCTTCGCCTGTCTCATCTGCTCACGCTCAAGAGCAATCAACCTTGCGGTTTCGATCTTCGCCTCTTCCTGTCTCTGCTTCCACTCGGCTGTCATCCTCGCAAGCTCCGCAGACCGTGCCGCCTGTTCCCGGCGCTGGCGCTCAATCTCTTTCTTACGCGCCGCTTCCTTCGTTGCTCTGGCAAGCGCAGAAGCGCCCCAGATGCAGAAGATGATTAGAATGATAGACATTGTTTAGCTTTCTCCTTTGTGATTTTCCATGTACTCCCAAACCGCATCAAGAATATAGCCAGAAACGGTTTTCCCGGCTGATTTAGCGGCTTCTCTAATTATCGCTCCATCAGCTTTAAGGGGACGGAGCATAATTGCGTCCGTCCTCTCCTGACTTTTCTTGACTCTTTCGCTGTTCGTACTCATGGCAGAAATCTCCTGTTCAGATTTTTCTACCATTTTACCATCTTGCACAGACATTTTCAATATTGTCATTCCTCCTATTCGGTCTTTCAGATCTCATTCTTCGCAGATAGTACCTTTTCGTTTCGTCTTTCATCATTTTCAGATTCCAGGGCGCTTGCCCAACTTCTTCTTTGATTCTGTCATCTATCATATCGTATATGCCAAAGAAAAACAGAATTTCTCCCGTAACATCTTGGCTGACTTTGTTTTGATTGTACACTTTCATTCCTTCTCGCAATGCTTTAGCAATGAACAGACTTTCCAGAAGCCTCCCCATTTTTGCGTGTTCATCATCGGAAAGCTCCAGCAGAACAATGAAAGCAAAGTCATCGACAGATTCTTTGTACATTTCATTCGTTTTGGATTTCAAAGCGAAGTTTCTTCTGTGACCGTAGAAACGTTTTTCTATATTTGTGCTTTCGCCAATATAGATTTTGTTCTTCATCACATTGTACAGAGCATAGATGCCAGCGCCAGAATACGCCATTAACATTCCCCCATAATAAGATTTTTGCCTACCATCATCAGCGTAACGCGGCAAACCGTTACGGACGGGCAGAAAGCCCGTTTCGGTTATTTGTTTCTAACAAACTGCACAGCGATCTCAATGCCGACCGTGCCATCTTCATATCCGGAATTGATGCGCTCGACTTCAAAATCGCCATAGACCACGCGCAGAAAGCTGTCATTCGGATTAAACGGATAACAGCAGCCGTTAGCCTCGATCTTGTAGTCTTTCATATTGGGCATGAGTTTCACAGCATCCAGAACAGTCATTTTGCTTTCTCCTTTCCTGTTAATGAATTTCTTCGATTGCTTCTGCCACGTTTTGCAGAACATTCCACAGAACGCGCCAATAATCTGAATTGTATTCGTTCTGCGCGTTTGCCATCAGATTGTACATAGCATCTGTAAGCTGTGCAGAAAGTTTCTGCTTTTCATCGCGTGGGCAGTAAGTGAACGCCAAGAGATCATCCGCTACTTCCGTAGGATAGAAGCTCTGACTTTCTTCTGTAAACTTGTGCATGTCGTTCGCTTTAATCATTGTTATTCCCCTTTCCATTTTCTGTGCCTTGTCTGGGCTTGTAACCAGAACAGCCACATTAACAGACGGTTTCCCGTCTGCTACTCTGTGTTAGGCAGTTTCAAACGTGCGATTCATCAGCCGCACGGGAAGAACAAAACCGATCACGGTCAACTTT